AAGAACCGTTGAGAAATCAACGGTTCTAATCATATTGGCGGAGGACATGGGAGTTTTTTATATTGATTTTAAGTGATTTTGATTGATTTAAAATGTGTATTTATCAACGCTTACAGCTATTTAATGCTATTTACAAAAAGTTGAATTCTATATTATTCGTGTATGATTCGTGTACAGAGCAATAAAAAAAGAGAGGGAGCTACCCCTCTCAGTCTCATAACATCATCCAGCCTATAACGTCTAGCACGGCAACGTAATGCCCTTCGCTAAAGATTACGCCTATATCTTGGTATATCGACATTGCCTTAACCCCTTCTACAATAGCCCAGGTGTACCCAGCCACCTGCGCCCTTGGAATAACCCCAGTCCCCGCTAACCTTGAGTATGCGTAGCGGAGTGCCATTCTTCAAGAAGTTAACTCTCCCATATCCCGTACCAGGACCCGACCTTACGTTTAGTCCGCCAGCTGCATTCACGTGATACATTCCTAACGGACGTCCCGAGCTACTTACTGCAGGTGCACTTGCTGTTCCTGATTGCGGTCTTAAGAAGTCCATACACAGCCAACCGTCAGCACCTGAGCTATACCCGAAGTTGTTTTCAATCTTGAGCACTCGAATAGGTGTGCCTGCTGGATATGTACGTATTACAGGGAATCCTGTTCCTGCACCACTCCTACAGTTTAGCGGTGCGGTTACTGTGTACAGCCCTAGCCCCTTATCACTTACTTGTGGAGCTGGCGCAGGTGTTGGTGCGGAAGTTGATGGAGCTGATACACCATCATATGTTGGTCGGAAAATCTTCCGGATGTTCTTCACCGCCCTCGTCCTGATTGCAACTCTACTACCGCTGGTGTTACCTTCTATTGTTGTAAAGGTTCCGTTGCCGTTATTAGCTACAAGGAATCCTATATGATCTCTTGAGCCTCGACCGCTGTTGTTACCTTCACCACTCCAGCAGAATATGATTACATCTCCTGGCTGTGCCTCACTCATCTTCACCCACTTGTAATGGGAGTCCATCCAGCTTTCTGCTGCTGGAACGTATGCAGTCTTTTGAAAGTTCACTCCGCAATGTTGCAAGATATATGATACGAATACATTACACCATGCCCAGGCACGATATTTCTGTGAACCGTAGTACCAGTCACTAAATCTAGCAGAACCTTCACCGAGGAACTGGCGAGCATAATTAATTACTTGATTACCTGTTGCCATGATTAGCCCTCCGCGTTTTCAGTCGGTGCATCGACTGGATCATTAATTTCGTGTGCCGTATCAGAAAATTCCGCGGTGTGTTCTCCGCCCAATTCGTCACGCGGCTTCTTGTATGTCATAGCCATCTTAGAGTCACTCGTACCTTTAGTTGTGGGATCAATCACAACACCTATCATCACAAGTAACCCAATCAGCATTTCTGCAAGTCGCCTAAGCTGTTCCTGCTCGACCTTTGGTGTAACCCCGAAGATCGCCAACACCTCATAGATTAGTGACAGTGCAGCAGCTACGAAAGTCAGCAGCCAAACCCTATTACTGAATCTTACCTTCCAATTAATTTTCATTTTGTCCTCCTTTCAGACAATAAAAATGCCGAGCTTATGCCCGGCTAACTAACTTATTTATTTTTTTCTAAATCATCTAGGCGATGATTTATCACCTTGAGCTTTTCCTCTATAACCGGAATTTTTTGTGCAAACCCATTATGAAGTCGCACCTCTTCGGTCAGCTTATCTATCTTGTAATCTGTAAGGCAGCTCGATTTACGGATGCCATAAAGCGAACCGCCACCAGCACCAAGAGCTGACACGCATGCTACTACAATACTCGTCCAATCTATCAACTTATTCCTCCTAACTAGTTCTGATGGATGTACACGTTGCGTTGCTCTCCCCAATCTCTGTGCAAAAAGCTGTATTGGCGACCTTTTATTACAGCGAAGCAAACAGAACCATACTGCTGATTATTGGCAATTGTGCACAATCCAATATATTCGTTATCTGTTAAATCTTTGCAAAACAGATATGCACCCGCGGCAGTTGCTCTTCCGCTACAAGTAACAATACCATCATATGGTGCTGTCCACGTTCCACTCAAAGACAAGGTATCTTTTATATACTTCTTATCTTCAAGCCTCTTCAGCTTATTCTTTACTTCTGTCATAAATTTGTTGAGAGATATCATTATGCGACACCTCCCATCTTTATTAATTTTGCAAATCGCTTGAAAGCCTTGAATTTACAGCGTTTTACCCCCCCCATATAGGAGATAACAACTTTAACTTTGCAGTTATTCCACTCGGCTCCCGATATAAGTTCAAGATTCCCAGAACGAACAATTGCAGCTAATCCCCACTCGATATATCCTCCGCTACCATAGTTAAGCATTGGGTAAGACAAAGGCAGCATATAATTCGCGTACTGTACCGCTCCGTCAATTGACACGATTTTACCCACCTCGATACCGAGATTACCTAGAGAATTTATCCCCTTCTTGACGTTGAGAGTTTTAGTTATAACCTTTGTCCTGATGCCAGTGTCCGCTGCATCTATACTCTTAAACTTTTCCATGATGGCTGTGAGCGTGTTATTAAGACTTATCATATCTACCTCCTATACTCTTATGCTGCTTCCGAAGAATGCAACGAGCTCGTTCTCTAACGATGCATTATTGATGTGTACATCTTTCAAACCGATATTTGCACCCTGAATGTCGCTCTTCAACTTTTCAATTGAATTTTGTAGACTTCCTGCAGCGGTTCCGCTAATAGCTCCCTCTAGGATTGATTGCCAACGGTCCGTAATTGCCTCTAGTCCGAAGTTCGTCGGAAATGCCGGGAGAACGAACCCGCATAGCTCTCTATCTGGTCTCTGATCAAGAATTACAGCACTTGTAATGTCTGTTACACCTGCACCAACATATATGTCAGCTAGAGCTAGCTCGTAGTAGTTAGGCTGCTGAACTAGATTAGGCGCTATAGGTGTTGTTGACGGCGTGCCTTCCTTCTTGTATATAAGCATGTTACGAACACTGTCTGATAGGTCGAGCCTTACGACAATTCTGTCAATCCTCTTTAGTGATGGATGAGCTTGCGCGATGTTAATCGTCTCTTCTCTCGTGTTTCGCCCAAGAGCTCCTTCGATAACGCATCCGCCCGGCATAACCTTAACTTTCATGCCCCCAACTGCCTGCACTTGCATGTCGGAGCCATCCGCCTTTACGGTCGTTACACCGTTAGACCAAACGGCTTTAAAAACCTCCCTTATGTCACTATCCGACACAGCTCTATCACCGTTAGGGTCTGAGTCGAAATGCGACTGTAGTGGTAATGCAATCATTTAGTTACCTCCTTAAATACTTAAAGCGACATAGTTCTGTTTGCGAGGTGTTCCCATAACAAGCTGTACCTCTACAGAGTTCTTGCGGTGCACCTCCTTAACTTCCATTATCCGAGCCGTGAACATCTGCTCTATATCATCAAGGACTATCGTACATATGTCGCCTAGGTTGTAGTCCTGTAGGTAGTAGAATGTGTTCTGTAACGCATCTACGTTAATCGTCTCTTGTTTCCAATTATTAAGCATCTCGAGTTTTGCCTGGTTCCGCAGTTGCTCTCTAATGGTTGATTCGTTGGATACCTTAAGCTCGATGCCGGATACGTTGCCTTGAATTACCTTTTTCGGGTACAAGTCAAGGTCTCGAGGACGATTGCCTTCATCAATATAAAACTCTCTAATTAAGCTCTTAGTGTTGCCTTGCTCGTCTGTAACTAGCTCCTCTTTTGAAAAGCCTGTCTCCTCCATCGTCTGCCTTGCCTCTACAATCGATACTACTCCGCTGTCGTCGTAGATATATTCGATTTTCGAAACGTTCGCCCAGCCAACTCCGAAGATTACTTTATCTCTTAAATCTCGACCATGAAGAGGGTATACCTTATATAGGAAGTGTGGCTCTTTTATTTTGCGTTGCCACTCCTCTATCCAGTCAACAGACTCTTTATAAGTCTCTGCAACTTCAACTGATATGCTTAACCCATACAGCAAACAAGCATCATACAGCGATGTCGCTGCGTCGGTTCCGCCTTTAAAGGAATATACCAGCTCTGGCATCCATTCAGCATCGTAGTCGCCCCATACTTGACCGGGTACCGATGGCGGTATGCTGTGGTCAGTTAAGTGTGCAGAGTATTGACCGAGTGCGCTAGAATTGATGTTTGCGAAAAGTCCGAACACAACGGTTGCCCCTCTTTCGTTAACATTCTCATCTGAGTGCAATACGACTTTAGAGAGTACCTTTTCAGCGAAGAAGCCTGACACAGTCACCATCGCCCCTTGTGCGGTTACCTCGTATACAGTTTTCTGAATGATGCCCGTCTCCGGACGTCCTGTGTTGCGCACAAACTTCGCATGTTTGTTCCAATCTTTCGCAGCGAGATGTATAGAGAAGTCCCCCGGTTCGGTCCATTTTCTATTCCAAGACACTTCTATGAAGTCGAGATCCTCAAGGCGATTCATGAACTTATCAAAGAACTGTATCATACGCCATCATACCTCCCTATATATTCTATACTTGTCCTCAGCGCAGAAGCCCCTGCCTCTGCATCGACCTTTACAACATTGTCGCCATAATCGAGTACAAACTGCCTAAAGTCGTACGGATCATCGCCCATACCTAATGCGAGTATCTTATTGTTATGCACAGCATAGGAGCGAGATGTATCAATTGTAATCGTGTCGCCTTTCTTGAGTTCTACATTAAGAACAGCAACCTTGTCATTAACCTTAACGGTGATACTCTTCGCATAGCCCTGCGACTCAATCTCGATAATAGGCTGTGCTGGGGAAGAGCCAAGATATTCGATAACCTTTTCGGTTGCGACCTCTTCTCTCGAGAAGTTACGTTTCGCACCACTTCTAAATGCGTGAGGCCATGTCCACATAGGTTGACTCTTACTAAAACTCGTCTGTTCTCCCTCTACGGCAAATAAATCGGCGTGCGGCGACAAGAATTTGATTGTCATATCCGGTCGTTTATAAACATTCTTTGTCGGAATTGACTTTCCGGTAAGTTCGCAATCCTTCGCGATTCGAGTTACTCCGTTATAGGTGATGTATAAGTCGACTCTATAACGGTTGTTGTGGAATCCTTGAGCCTTCGCTCTAGCCTCGTGATTCTGCGCTTGTGCGGTAATAGTTATCTCTCTTGGGAGTCTTCGCCTTCCGGTGATAATTGCACCGTCACCAACACCCCTTGCTTCTTTCGAAACTTCTATATCCGCAGCATCTACCCCCGTAACAGAAGTAGTTCGCCAGTCGTCTGATTCGTAGTGAAATATTAGGCCGTCACTACGAACGGCCTTTAAAACTAAGTTGTGTATCATTATTGTGCTCCTGCTAGTCCTAACTTCGCAGTCTCCCACGATACTGCTCTAGATACGTCTGCCGGTGATTTCCAAGGCTGATTGAAGTTGATAGTCTGATTAACTTCAACATTTTGGCTTGAACCTGTCGTACCGAAGATTCTCGAACGCTCGCCACTAATAGCTGAGGCTATAGGATTAATCTCTGGGGCGTCTATCAAGAATGCGTCCTGCACCAGCCCCATTTGCTCCCCTATAGAATTGAGTAGTTTGTCTGTGTTTCTTACAATTCCGACGTCCATACCATCGATAAGCATTTTACCTATCCAGGTCGTGAACCTTGACGGTGAATTTATGCTAAATACGCTCTTTAATTTCGCTTTACATTTCGAGCCAAGCGAACTAATTAAGCCAAACACCTTGCCGAATCCAGCCTTTATGCCGTTAACAAGACCTTGTAGGAAGTGAACTCCTATACTGTAAAGACTGCCAAGCGCCCCTCTGACTCTGCCAGGAAGTGACCTTGCGCCACTACTAACCGCAGATACTGCGTGGGCGAATCCGCTGCGTATACCGCTTGCAAATCCTACTAGCCAGTTGATAGCGGTAGATACTAAAGAGCCGATGCCACTAGCAATCTTGCCTGGCAGTGATTTCGCAAAGTTCCACACCGCATTGATCACGTTCGCCGCACCTATAAGGAAGCCTTCGATAAACCCCCATATCCAATTAACTGCGACCGTAACTAGACTGCCCAGGCCTCTTCCTATTGCATTTAGAACCGAAATCGCAAGGTTGCCAACAGCTGAAAGAATTATCGGTATGCACTTTACAATTCCGCTCACAACAGCAATTGCAATCTGCGGAAGTGCTGTAATAATAGCGAGAGCTAGCTTTCCCATGCCGACGATAAAAGTCTTAAGGAAACCCAAGGCTATGCCTTCGCCACCCTTTGCGCCTGCCTGCTCTCCTCCTTGCTTTGCGCCTTCACCCGAACGGGTAAATAACTCGATAAGTACTTTAGGAATAGCGGTTATAACCGCTTGTAGTGCCTTCGGTAATCCTGTTGCGATTGCTTGCGCAAGCTGACCTACTTTTTTGAACAGATACGTTCCAAGTTCGTTTGCGAGTTGACCGAGAGTCGATAGAGCGGATGGCAACGCTTTCCATATAGCCTTAGCCACCGTTGGCAAGACATCGAATAAAACCGTCTTAATTCCTTCTATGGCGACTTTAAAGCCTGCGCCTATACCATTTATCAATTCTGGTATTTTCGCCTTAAATGCAGCTATTTTCGAATGAATCAGAGCAACAGCCTTATCAACTCCACCTATCTTGTTTACCCACACACCGAGCGCTGTTATTGCTGCCCCAACAGCGACTACTATTCCCGCTGGTGTAGCCATGAACGCAGCAATTGACTTACCCGCCGAACCAAGCACACTTGAGAGCTTACCGACTGCCGACTGCATCCCTATAGGGATGTTGAGTAGTTTAGTTCCTAGTCCTGGTATAATCTTATCTACCCCAACACCGAGATTCAGCCACAAAGAATTGTGGAACGCGCTGAAAAATTTCATTGCGCTACCCATTGAACTCCTTATAGCCTCATTGAATACAGCCCACTTCTGCGCCGCATAAAACGTCACCATCGCCGCAGTAAGTGTTGTTACTGCGGTCGTTACCGCCCCAATTATTTTCGGGTATTTATTTAATTTTGATGCGACCGCACCTAGGCGAGGTACGATACGCGTTAGCAGATTATACAGTGGTTTAAACGCATTACCTGCCAAAATTTCGAGGTTGCCCTTTAGTGCATCAACTTGCGCTGCAAAGGTCTTACTTCCCTCCTTCATACCGTTAAAGAACTGTCCGCCTTTAGATGTAGCGTGCTCAATTGCTGCTTGCACGTCTTGGAAACTGATTTTTCCTTGTGCCATTTGGTCTTTTAACTCTTGGTATGTGCCTCGACCCATTTTCGAGAGTTCCTTCAAAGGATTGAATCCAGCGTTGATAAACTGTAGCAAATCCTGTCCCATAAGTTTGCCCTGCGACGAAACTTGTCCGAACACAAGCCCTAGCTGTTGGAACTTCTCTTTGTTGCCGAGTGATATATCTCCAAGCCTTCTTAAGTGACCACTAACACTCTTAGAGTTAACGCCGAACGCAAGTAGCTGTTGCGATGCGGCCGCTAAATCAGTTGTCCTAAAGGGCGTTTTCATAGCAAGCTTACGCAGTTCTGCCACGTGTTTATTCGCTTTACTGGCACTGCCTAGTAACACCTTGAACTTGCTCTGAAAGTCTTGCATCTGTGAATTATATGCAATTCCCATCTTCGCTAGTCCGACAGCGTGCTTTGCTACAACGAACCCCATACCTGCGGTAAACAGTTTCTTAACGGTAGACATGCCAGTGCTGACACCTTCGCTTTCTACCTTGGTGTCAAATATAAGTGTACCGTCTGCCATTATTTAAAAACCTCATCAAATTTCTTTCCTGCTACCTCTTGCTCCTCGGTTAGCTTTCCAGGGAGTGCGAATTTATCACGTAGTTTTTTGTAGTCGGGATCATCCCCGTCGTACGCTCTTATCTCAATAACCTTGGATAGAGCTGTATTCGGTGGCAATCCGTCTAAAAGAGCCTTGAACTTGTACCAATGGAGCTCATCGGTCTCTAAATCGTATAAATCTATGTTGTATGCCTGCTTAAACGCAGAATAAATTAGGTTTTCGTCGATTTTAAAGTCTAAAACATTGACACCACTCTCGTTTTGCTCAACTTCTTTGCCACAGTGATAGAATTCGACAATCTTCTCTATAGCGCCTTGAGAAAAATACCGCATAAATGACGGATTTTTGCCTAAAAAAAGCACAGATAAGTCCTCTAGCTCGGGTAATGCGAGCCAAAATCGGAAATCTGTGCGTATAGGGTACTCAACACCGTCAATTATCAGCGATTTAGGTAGCCTTCTAAATGGTAACTGCATTATTTTAGTTCTGATAGGTTCGCAACATTGCGCAAGAGCTCGTTTGCCGCTGTAAATGCTGGCCTATCCATCTCTGCAGCCTCTTTTCTCATCATGTACTCCGTTAACGGAGCCATGTATACATCGTCAATCTCCTTTACAGCAATAGCAGACTCTACAACGGAAATCTGTTCCGAATCTGCTGTGCCGAACACATCCTTGATGCCTTCTCGTCCGATTGTTGCTTCTAGAACCTTCATTGCGCTATTGTGAACTTTTACATCACCTTCTCCGAATGTTGCGTTGAAGTCATCGAACAGCTTTGCGATCTTCGGAGTTCTCTTTGGCAGTTCGAACTCCTTATCATTTAGAATAATTTCCATTGTTATATCTCCTTTGCGTAAATAAAAAAGAGGGAATGTTACTTCCCTCCTAAAAAGTGTATTAATTTAGTGATAACCTATGCGCCAGCTGCTTTGAACTTAGGCTTTCCGCCCTCTTCTGTAACTGTACCCTTAATGACAGTACCTCTGAGCTGTAGGTCGAACTCAATCTTGCCATCTACTGCATCCAGAGTCTTTACAACTACAGTTGCTGGTACGTTCCAGGCCTTCCATGTACCTGTCTTTGCAGCATCCTCGTCGAACTTGTACACGAGCAGAAGGTCTACAACTGCCTCGCCTCCAGTCTTGAGGTTGTAAGCCAAGTCCCAAATAAGAGCAAAATCGGGCTCCTCTCTGTACATTGTGAGAGGAAGTCCGCTAATCTCTGGCTTGTACTTGTCAAGCTCGATTGTTGGATTCTCGTCAGCAATGTAGTCGTACTCCTGTGTACTAGCACCGAACTCTAACTTGAGCTCAGTTGCCTTCTTAATTCTTGTGTAGTCTGTCGCGCCTTTTCCTTTTAAGAATAGTGCGACTTCGTACTTTTTAACCTTGCCTTCACCTTTCATTAATTCATTCCTTTCTTGTGATAAGTTATTCCGATGGATACTTGATATACCGAATCATCATTTTCGATGTCAATCAAATAATAGCCGTTTGCGATAAAAACGCTCTCGATACCCTCTACATCAGGTAGGTTGCCTATGCGGTCTTGCTTCTCTATCCAATCCTCTAAGGCTGCCATAAGGTTGTTAGACAACTTCCTATCGTGTTCAAGCTGTGCGTCTTGTCGGAGTAAAAAATAGTAGTACTCATTAACCACCTTGGAGCCGTCCACAAATTCGGTGACATCCCTCTGCGCTTGCTTGTAAACTCCAATGCGGTGAGCCCCATCTTCAAGTCGGTCAGTATCAATGTCCTGTACGTGGAAGAAGCCACACCCACTTAACCATGTCTTAATTTTTTCGCTGTTCGTCACCATTTGCTACTTCTCCTTTGCGCCAGCGACTTGCGCTGCCACTTTTAGTATTTTGTTTCGTCCGCCTTCCCTCTTCATTCGCTCGAACCAGTAGTTACCCCTTTTCGGAGCGCCTTTAAAATGAGCCGGGCGATAATACCAACGCCGAGCATACGGAGTCCTATACACGACTCTGCCGGAGCCTATTTTCGTGTGAATTGTCCCGGAACGCACCAGGTC